AGAAGATTTGTTCTGGAACCAATACATTGACTGGGAATGGAACGAAACAGATGATGGATTCTGGCAGAAGAAAATCAATGGTTACAAGAATGTGGATAGGCTAAAGCGGAAATTAAGACAGCATGGATGTGTGTTTCTCAAAACAGAAGAAGTTATGGATCTTCCAGAGCAGATGGATATTAAAATCAATATCCCTATTACGAAAGAATACGAGGATTTTCGTAAAAATGATATTGTTGTAGTTGATGGACAAGAGCTGGTGGGTGAAAATCTACTAACACAAATGCTATATCAGAGGCAGTTATGCAGCATGTATAATCCCAATAAGATTGAAGCATTTAAGGATCTTGTGCAAAGTACAGAAGATAGGCTGGTTGTGTTTTATAATTTCAATGATGAATTGGATGCACTCATGCAAGTTGCTAATGAATGCCAGCGACCATTTGGAGCTGTGAATGGTTCCCACAAAAACCCAGAAATGTTATACCCTCAACATTCCATATTGTTTGTTCAGTATCAGGCTGGTGCTATGGGCCTAAATTTACAGTTGGCAAATAAGATTGTCTATTTTAGTCCACCGTTATCCAGTGAGTTGTTTGAACAAAGTAAAAAGCGTATTCATAGAATAGGGCAAAAAGAAACTTGTTTTTACTATTATCTGGTGTGCAAAAACTCGATTGAACAAAGTATTTACAATACTTTATCGAAAAGAAAAGATTATACAGATAAGTTATTTGTAAATGATATTTGAAATTGTTTATTGCTCGGCTGGAAAAATAAAATTTGTGTATATTGTCGCAAAAAACATCTTAAAATCTATGAATATTTTTCAAGCTCGGTATGGTAAAATTAGTTACATTCTAACAATTAAGGAGGTAAAGAGTATGAAAGAAATTACAATCGGTGATGCTTTGGATCTTAATAAAAAAGGTTATGAAGCAGTTATTGAAAATGGTGAGGTTGTCGCTTTTGTGAAAGCAGAGGAGGAAAAAGAAAATGGGCGAACAGAAAACAATGTCTTTTAAATTGCGTGACAAGGAATTGATGAAAAAATGTAAAAACTATTGCGCTGCAACTGGTTTACAAAACATTGAGTTGGGCGAAATGGCTTTGAAACAATTTTTTGAAAACGAAAAAAATCAGTTGATGGGATTATCAAAGGAACAGCTGATTGAATTATTATTGCAGGAAAGAAGAGGTTAAGATTATGGAAGTTCAGAAAACAATGTCTTTTAAATTGAGAGGAGGTGGTGATAATACTTATGGCAGGCAAAGAAAAAACATATGAGAATAAGATTAAATCTTATCTCACAAGTAAAGGTGCTTGGTTCATTAAGTATTGGTGACTGGGGTGGTGCTAAATATACAAAGTCTGGAGTTCCAGATTTGCTAGTGAATTTTAATGGCTATTTTTTAGCCATTGAATTAAAAGCACCGACTGGTAAACCGTCACATTTGCAGCTGTATAATATACGAAAAATAAGAGAGTCACATGGGCTTGGAATAATCCTTTACCCTAAAGATTATGATTTGTTTTTAAAATTATGCGATGCATTAAGCCATAACATGTGGGGCGTGGCGGAAACATACCAGTTTGAAATTGATGATAATTTGAAATTGTCAGAAGAAGAAAGAGGTGTATTATATGGCAAGCCTATATGATTTGACTGGAGAGCTGTTAGAACTTCTAAATATGCTCGAAAATGAGGATATTGATCAAGAGGTGGTAAATGATACCCTTGAAGCTGTAAATGGCGAATATGAGCTTAAAATGGAGGGATGCTGCAAGGCTATGAAAAACCTGGAGGGTGACATAGCATCCATAAAAGCAGAAATCGAGCGATTGACCGAAAAGAAAAAACGCCTAGAAAATGGAGTGGAACGGTTGAAAACCTATATGTTTAACTCTATGAAAGCAGTGGATAAAACAAAGATTAAAGGTGAATTATTCACATTGTCCATAAGAAGAAATGGTGGTAAAGCACCAGTAATTATGGATGTAGAAGATACCAGTGAATTACCAGATGAATTGGTGAAAATTGAAGAAAAACCAGATATGGATGCGATACGCAAACTTTTGGATTCTGGGGAAACATGTAAATATGCTCATTACGGTGAACGTGGTGAGTCATTAAGTATTAAATAGGAGGACCAGATATGGGAGCATTAGTTTTTGTGCTAGGTAGAAGTGGCACAGGTAAGAGTTATTCATTACGAGGCTTTGGTAAGGACGAACTTGCACTTGTAAATGTGCAAGGAAAGATTTTACCATTCAAGCACACATGGCAGAATATCAACATTGTCAATACTGATAATTCAGCCGAAATCTGTGAAGCATTGGAAACATTTGCTAATAATGGTTATAAGAGAATTGCTGTTGATGATTTTCAGTACATTATGGCAAATGAGTTTATGAGAAGATCCACAGAAAAGGGCTATGATAAGTTTACTGAAATCGGTAGACACGCCTGGGATATTCCAAATAAAGTAAAGGATTTACCCAATGACGTAATTGTGTATATCATGTGTCACACTGATCGTGATGAGGAGGGTAATGAAAAAATTAAGACCATTGGTAAGCTGCTCGATGAAAAGATTTGTCTGGAGGGCATGAGCACAATCGTATTAAAAACAAATGTATGCGATGGTGAATATACATTTGTCACACAGAATAATGGTAAAGATACGGTTAAGAGTCCAGCTGGCATGTTTCCATCATACGCTATTAAGAATGATTTAAAGTATGTTGATGAAAAAATCAGAAATTACTATGGATTTGATGGGGCAAAGTCAGATGAAGAAATGGCCCAGGCTGATGATGAGGTAAAGACAGAAATTGAGCCAGAAAAGCCGAAACAGTCACGCAGAGCCAAAAGAAAGGCGGAAAGCGAAAAGAAATTGACAGAGAACTGGCCAAAAGAAGATGAGGATCACTTGGTTCAAGTTGATGAAAACCTGGATCCAGTAAAAGAAGATGAGCCAGTGGCAGAAGAACCAGAGAAAACAGAAGAACCACCAAAGCGTAGACGTAGACGTTTGGGATGAACCGATGCACCACAAAATGTAATAGACATGTTTAAAAATAAGGAGGAATAAAGACATGGATTTTAGTAAGTTTGACAAAGAAGTAAACACAAAGGAACTTGTAGACAATGTAAATGAGGCCATTAAAAAGGGTGGAACTGGTACACGTGGCGATGTTCCAAAAGGTACTTATACCACAAAAGTTGAAAAGCTGGAGTTAGGCACCACAAAAGATGGCCGCCCTATGGTGACTGCCTGGTTTAGAATTTTAGAGGGCGACTGGAAAAAGTCATGCTTGTTTGCAAATCGTGTTGTGTATGGCACCAAAAATGATGCAAATGCAATCGCAAGTGTCATTGGATGGTTAAAGACATTTGAACCCTCCGAGGATATTAAGGTTGAGTTTGAGAGTTATTCACAGCTGGCAGACTTGTGTATGGATATTGCAGAAGATGTAGCAGATTTGGAATACGTTGTTGATTATGATCCAGATCAGTACAACAATATTAGTATTTCAGACATTTTAGAAGATTAAAATATTTGATGCTAGGGGGCTATTTGCTCCCTGGCAATTTTTAAGGAGTGAATGGGATGAGTTGGGTAGCGATGATAATTTTAGGGGTTTGTTTATTTTTTCTAGGTAACTTTGTTTGGGATGAATATGATGATGAGCATAAGCTAACTTGGGGAATGTTACTAATGATTTTAGGTATTGCTTTTACGGTGTTTGGGCTTGTAAAGACCGCTCCAATGAATGTGCAAGCGGCAGAAAAGACAGATGCTTATATGGTTCAAGGAGCTGGAATTACTGCTCATATGAATGCTTTACGATATGCTTACATGAATGAGCCAGAGCTTTTAACAACAGAAGATGAGATTGATTTACTAGCAAGATTACTAACAGCCGAACAAGGCTACAATGCAGATGAAATGGACTACTATATGACAGGTTCAGTTATCATCAATAGAGTCAATTCAGATAAATTTCCCAACAGTTTATATGAAGTTGTATTCCAGAGCGGTCAATATCAATGTGTAACAAATGGACATATTGATAAAGAATACGACGAAGTAGCTTGGGAAGTGGCGGGAGAATTATTAACGGAGG